GCTGTCTGCTGTAGTGGATCTTTTGCGTTAGTCTGTAAATCTAAGAACGTACGATCTATTGTATCTCTAGAAATTACAGCGGCCTTGTCCTTGTACACTTTTGGCACTATACCACCACGCTCCAGATATGCCAGTGTTTTAGGCTTAGGATCTAAAAAGAATGTAGACTGCCCTGTCTTTTCATCCGTAGAAATAGCCTTAATACCTACATCTGGGTATTTCTCTTGAAGATCAGCAGTAAGTTTATTTAGTTTTTCTTGATCCATTTAATTCCTCTCCTTATACAAGTTTAGCGACATCTAACTCTCTACCCGTGTGGCCATCTCGTCTTCCAATACGTACGTCTGTGGGTTGATTAGTGCCAGTGTGAATATACATATCAGTTACTCCACTATATGTGGTACCACTGAATGTCAATGTTCCACTACGGTGTCTAGTGTAATCGTCTGCCCAGGACGGTAAATGCTCTTCACCGCTTACCGTTGTACCTGCTCCCGAAACAGTAGCCCACCAATTTCCGGCTTGAAAATCTTTCTCCATTGTTGCCATGGTCTACCTCCTATTTATCTGTGTCAAACTCACTATTTGTGTCCTCAGTAAGCTTGGTACGTGCTATTATTCTACTTGTTGCCAAGGTTATAAATCCGCCACCTAAAAAACTTAATCCAAGCTCCGCAGAAATCCACGGTGCTAAAGGTTTAACAGCCTCATTCATATGAAACATGCCCCATATTACAGGGACATATAGAATAACTAACCACTGGAATTTCATAGAGGCTACATTACGTAATAGCTTCTGAAGCCAAACATCCCAGAAATTACTTTTAAAAATACTAAGGTTTTCGGACATAATCATCTCCCAAAATTAGTGTAGTTCTCTATTAAATAGGAAGGTTAGTTTATTACTTAATTCTCTTCTTGTCTTTTAATACAGCATGACCTAGACCGCGGTCACTACCTATGATAGAGCCGGGACCCAAACCTCTCTTCTTATTAAGAACATTCCATGCAGAACCAGGTTTACGTTCTCTAATATAACCAGCTGACTGAAACAGAATAGGTTCTTGATCGCCCTCCATCTCTTTGGCTACCATTCTACACCCATGAGCTGCCAGAATTACAGCAGAATATAAATCCTTATTCTGCCCTTTCTTAGGTGTATCAAAATGTAATGCGCCTGATGCTGTCTGTGTTACAATGATGTTAAGCATCTGTTTCTTGAGCGTTAAAATATTTTTATAGGCCTCACCTAATATATCAGCTGAACTTGTGGGAGGTTCAGGAAACATCAGCTTCTTATCCTCTAACATAGCCAGAGTTGTAAAGTTAGCGTCCGCTATCCACGTAGGATTGAAGTTAACCATCTCCAGTATATGCCTACCCTTTATGTGTCGCTTATCGTCGTCTGTGCGGTCAATGAGAGGCTCGTAGTCGTTATATCCATCCTCTAACAAATCCATTATGGCTTTACCACCACCGCCCTTATCTACAAACACCCTTATTACATTAAATGAATCACAGATAGCTTGTACCATCATAGTTAGATCTTGTGTGGTCTTACGTTTTAGCTCTAGTACATTTACTATCTTATTAGGGTTACCATACTTTATTATCACCACACCACAACTGGCGTCGCCTCCTTGACTAGGATCTACGCCTACTACATACTGAGCTCCGGGGTCTCCCCTGACCTCTAATGTGTAACCACTCTCTTCTGTACAAGACTCTAACACAGAGGCCTTGAAGAATCCCTCTGAATCAGAAATCATAGCTGCTTCATACTCCATTCTAAACTCAGCATTAGACATAATACGTTGAGCTTCCGCGATATTGTTTCTATCTAGAAAACCTTTTGGAAGATCCCAATAGGGTATTTGCCATACTCTGTATTGTGAAGCATCGCCGTCTACTTCCATCTGAGACCAATGATCCTTCATACGGCGCCACATGTGATTAAACTTATAGAAACCAGATGATGTCATTATCATCTTATTGACTGTTTCATCTTCAAAATCATCTGCGTTGGCTAGTCCTAATTTAATTAAACGATCCTGTCTCTCTAAGCGCCGGACATTTTCCATGGGTTCCAGTGTAGTAGCACCCATAGGACGGACAACCATATCCAATGTCTGATCTGGTACTTGTGCTAACTCGTCCACCACTATTAAATAGAAACGAGACCCACGAATCTTGGAACCATCGCCAAGAGGTAGAGCTTCTATGAATGATGGATTGTAACCACCTATAGCTTTAAATCTTAAATAACATGTATCTGAACCGCGGGTAGGTCTCTTCTCTGTAGCTTCCCTGAGAAGAGGAGACTTGGAATAAAGTTTTTCAACTTCACTAAATATCATTTTTGACTGTCTAAAGACAGGCGCTATCAATCCTACACGATAGCCTGGGTATAACATACAACTTAAAGCCGACAGTGCTCCTAATAGAAATGTTTTTCCAAAACCACGACCAGCCACTGCTATAACATAGTTCTTAAACCACATATCCTCAAACACTACACGCTGTATGTCAGCTAAATCTATCCGTAAAAGATCATAAGCAGCTATACAGGGATTCTGCCTGTAAAAATTCAGCAGCTCCATCCCCTGATCCATCAATAAATCGGCGGCTTTTATCACTAATCATCGTCCCCCTCATTTATTTCTGTTTCCACATCATACCTGTTGCCAGTATAATCCTTACGGGACTCTAAAATAGCTTCTTCTTCCAACTTATTCTTACGGATTTGTTCTTGAAGCTTTTGTTTCTTTTGATCATCGAATGCTACAGCCAGATCTACTATAGAGAACCCTTTAAACTCATTAGGATTTATCCTGTCCTTACGACGAGCAAACAAATTCTCTTTTAATACTTTATTCTCTTTACGAATCTTTTCAACGGCCGCCGAAATATCTACCTGTCTATCAGCATCATCACGTGCTGTTCTTAGTAATCTAAATTCCAGGACACGGTTCTTAGCTAAATCCATTATATCATCCATGTCGCCAGATGTTAGATCATCACCTTCAAAATCAGCCAAATAAACATCTACAAAATCATGATATATAGATGCTTCAGGTTCAGTAAATATTTCTTCTATTGGAATTATATTCTTAACAAGCTTAGTCGGCTCTAACTTCTTTGGTCGGCCGCTTCCTTCTCCTCCCATCTATTACCCCCTAGTAATAACCCATTTCATCAAAATACTCATCAGGATCTAACCCCAGTATTTCACATGCTTCCATGAAAAGAACTATCATCTCTGGTGTTACCTCATGACTAAAAAACTCTATATTGGGCCCTACTGTAATTTCAATACGGTTAGCATTTCTGAGGCTCTTAAGCGTCATGACATCTTCTATCATATCTAAGCGTTCCTCATTTTCTGCCATCCACTCACATACTTCCCCGCCCTCTTCAAAATTACAATACATATTTGTTAATTCTTCCGACAGCGGATTCTTCTGTTTAAAATAAACTATCAAAGAATCTGATATCTTATCCTTTGTTTCCTGTCTGTGTCGTTGTCCTCTCTTAGATTCACTTATTGCCCGTTTACTGGACTCACTCAACCTAAACCCTACTGGCCTACCTCTGCGCCCGTTATTCATAGCTCACCTCCGTTACAGTGGAAAACTCTTTACATTCTGGACATATAATACCAGCAGTCGCCGTAGTGCCGCCAATAACAAAACCGCAGTTATCACATTCGACCGTAGCTGGTTTACCAAGAGGTTTGGCCGCTTTTCTAAAATTAAAATCTAAATTCTTTCCGTCTGATACTTTACTCTCTCTGTGAATTCTGGCATTGTGTTTGTTGACGCCGCCCTTAGGCTCATATCTCCTGGGAGATCCGGGAGCAAGCTCTTGATTCAAGGGGGCCTGTTTTACATGTTTAGCTATATCCCTTTTAAATTGCTCATTCATTTAATTCCTCTCCCTTCCTTTAACAATAGATGCCTCATATTCCATCCTAAAATCAGAGTCAGACATAATACGCTGAGCTTCAGAAATATTGTTTTTATCAAAGAAGCCATCTGGAAACAAGTAATACGGTGTCATTCTAGTTTCATACCCACAATTGACCAACTCCCACATAGGATTAGTATCATAAAATCCTGTAGACATCAGTATTAATTTATCAGATTTCTCATCTAGTAACTTTAAATTTTCTACAGGGACGTAAGACGCTTCATCTACAAGGACGAGGTCGAATCTTCCAGCATCTGCTGAAGCCCTGCTTAAATGTAAAACTTCAATATTAGACATGTCTAAATAACTCACAGGCTTAAAATTCAGATGGCAGCTACTGTCGGTTCTAAACGGCCTTTTATTACATGATTTATTAACGCGAGGTAATGTGTAAAGCCTCTCTATTTCACTAAACACTAATTTGGCCTGTCGGAAGACTGGTGCAGTAATACACACCTTATAGCCTGGATACAGCATACATTTTAATGTAGCTGCTAATCCCAATAGAAATGTTTTTCCGCCGCCCCTTGAAATTATCTCCAATGCACGATCACAAGACCATATTTCACTAAATATCAAACTCTGAACTGCTGTCAGATCTATCCCCAACAAATCATAAACTGCTAATTTAGGTTCAGATCTATAAGTATTAATTATATCCATTAATTCCTCTCCTTGTTATAAATAGATAGGCGCAAAGGCCTTATCAATCCACACATAATATTAAGTTATCTCCCGTCTGTGGTCTACATGTATCTCTCTCTTACTAGCAATATAGTCAGCCAGATATACTGTTAACTCCTCTGGAGTGTATGTATCCAAATCCTTTTTCCAAGCCTTTGAACTCCATGGACCATAATGATATCCACATGAATTACGTATAATTAGGTAAGATTTATCAGACAGCATCTGTGTAGCGTCCTGAACCTCTTTAACCAAATCAGCAGCTAAAGCCGGGTGGTTCTTAGCCGTATGCCCGGTCTTCTTCATTCCCTGTTTTCTTAAGTCATGTATTAAACAAGACGCAAGTATCTCATCTCGTCTGCTCTCACATTCAAGTCCGCGGCATAACTGATACGCCACTGTAAAAACCTTCTTAGTGTGTA